GCGCCCAAAAAATGGCAAGCCCCTAAAGGGGAAGAAAATTTTTGGGCAAGCCTTGCACCCGGTCGCTTTCCTTGCTAACTCTTATCGCACTGTAAAAAGGTTATACGCGAGAACATGGACAATAATTCATTCACTCATAAAAATTTTACAGTTATGACAGCTTTTAACACATCATTCCTTTCTTCGTCTGCCAATGCAGCGAGCCGAGTTGGTAAAAAGGGTTACCGCTCCTCCAAGTCCAATAATTCCTACATTGTTGACGTGTTCGATTTCGACAATGAAGTTAGCACTTACGATGTAGAGGCAGAGAGCGCAAGCGAGGCAAGCGAGCAAGCCGAGAGTTTAGCACTTTCGCAAGGTGTGCAAGTCAGTTACTGCAATGTTTATCGCATTGAGCAGTAAGCCGAGAGTTAACAACACTATCTATAAATTTCAAAATCCCTACTATTATGGCAAATTTGATTTTAGCAAGCAAGCGAGTAGTTAAGAGCGGCAGCCAAATGTGGCACGTTTACCGCCTCAGTGAGAACACCAAGAGCGATGAATTTTTCTTCGCCCAGCCTATCAAGGCGTTACGCTATTGTTTCCTATTGCGCAAGCGCAGCGGTGCAATCCTGCCCAAAGCCATTTACACAAAATTGATGGCTGACGTTGAGGCAAGCAAGGCACAAGCCGAAGCCGAGAGCGCACCGCAAGATAGCGCAGCACCCCAAGCCGAGCAAGCAGCCGAGCCGAGCGCACTGGCAAAGGCTTTTGAGCAGATGAAGAGCAAGCACCCCGATGCCGTTTTGCTTTTCCGCATGGGCGATTTTTATGGCTCATTTGGCGAGGATGCAAAGGTATTGAGCGAGGTTTTAGGCATCACCCTCACCCGTACAAGCGCAAAGGACATCACCGCCCAACAAGCCGCTTTTCCTGCCGCAAGCCTCGACACATACCTGCCCAAGATTGTGAGAGCCGGCAAGCGAGTAGCAATTTGCGATGAGCCGCAGCAGTTCACCGAGAGCACACCCAAGAAGAAAGCCACACGCAAGAGCGCAAAGAAAGAGAGCAAGTAATTTGAAGTCTAACATGGTGGGCGAGCGCAAGCCGCCCACCATAACACCCAAGCACTATGAAGATTTTTGAAGTAATGACAAGAAGCGATTTAGAAAAATTGCACGGACATTTAGGCGAGGCAAATTTGCTCATGGCTAAATATCGCCAAGAGGACACAACAATGTTGGAGTTTGCCGCAGCATGCAAGCCGTTTGCCGATTGTTTGCAGTTAGAGTTCACCGCTTTTGCCGCTATCATTGAGCGCACCAAGAAAGGAGAGGTTTACAATGGCTAACAAGAGAGTAGAGGAAATTTGCTATTACTGCAAATTTGCCGCCGCTTGTGGTTGGCACTTGTGGCACTGCACAAAGCACGATGAGCAGGTAAGCGAGCAAAGCACCTGCCCCGATTGGGAGGAAGATTAAAGCACCGCCCACCACACCGAGAGAGCCGCAGCAATGCGGCTTTTCTCATTCATGGCGGAACGTGAGCGACCGACACCAGGCACCCAGGGACACGCACGACCCGAATTGTTGTCTTTTGCCAACCTACGGTGGCAAAGTAATTTTGTCCCAAGAATCCAACAAGGCAACAACTATGGCAGCAACATTAAATACCCGGCTGGACGCGCTTATGTTTTCGTCGCAGGTGCCCGACATTTCCATTTCGGTCACCGACGACAACGAGGCGGAGATCATGCTCGATGTTCCCGACATGACCATCTTCTCCGCTGTGCACTTCCCCTATGGGCATAACATCACCATACACGACCTGCGCTCGGTAATCGAGTATTACCTGCGCGACCGCGACATCTCGCTCGATGAGTTTGCGCTGCGCGTTAAGCATAACGGCGCGACGCAAACTCTGGCCACCTTCAAAGTCCTGTATCTCGAACAGCACTTCACAGGTGACATCGGCGAGTTTTTGCGGAATAATTTCCTCACCACGATGGCAGGGAAACTCACGTCGCCAATGGCTACGGAGTTCCTGCACTTCTTCATCGCTGCCGGCTCACAAGAGACCGTCCGCTACCAGGTCGTGGCCAGCGTGGACGGTATCGACGGCGGAGAGCCGCGCGTCTATCAACTCACCGAGAACTGCGGCACGTCGAACTACGACCGCGTTCATCAGCTCGAAGTCACCTACGAGGTGATGATGGGGCTTGTCGAAAGTCCGGCGCAGGGCCGACCGCGAGACGCTATCACCATTCACGCCTACAGCGTGCATGCCGGGGCGCGTGCCTTCACATTCTATGTGCAGCGGCACGAGCCGCCGCTCTCGCTTTACTTCCGAAATGCCTTCAACGTCTTTGAGCGGTGTGACCTGCAAGCGGTCACCACGCACAAGCCGAAAGTTGACCGATCAATCGCGGTCACGAACCGCATCTCCACGTTCTACAACCAGCAGAACGAGAAGGAGTATGAGGTCGAGACTTCCGGCTTGACAGTCGAGCAAGCCAAGTGGATTGAGCAGCTGTTCTATTCTCACGACGTGAGGATGGCCACCAAGCGAGAGGATTATTCCGAGGAGACCTACGGCTCCTACAATCCCACCTATATGCCGCAGATACTGATTACCGACTTCACCTGCGAGATCCACGACCGAGACGGCGAACTTAACTCCGTCAAGTTCACCTATCAGTATGCAGACAGGCGCACCTACCTGCAAACTGATTACCTCTCCGTGGACCACGACAGGATATTCACTTCACCCTATAACCCCACATACAACTGATGGCACATTCTATCCACATCACCACGCTACGCAAGATGCTTAAGGCCGGCGACCCCGTCGACCTCAAGCTCTGGACCAAATCGGGAGAGATCCAGGAGTGGCGAAATTGCATACCGCTGCGCTACAATTTCTACAAAGGCACCCAGCAGTTCAAGCTGCTAAACTCCGGGCAAATTCGCCAGGCACGAATTTGCTGCATTTTCTCTGTCAATAATCTCGAAATATTCCTATAACGACAATGGACGAACTTAATTTCAATTCGGTTGAGACCGTGCCCAACCTCAACGCCTCGGCGGCGTTTCAAGTGGACTCGGGCAAGGTATTCAAGGAAGATGTCGATATGGTGCCAACCATCATCGACAAGTCGCTGTCCTATATGCCGTGGGGCGGCGACAACATGATGCCCTATAATATCCTCAAACTGATTGAGGACGATGAGACGCTTTCCACTTGCCAGCAGTTCAATGCCGAAGTGTGCTACGGCAGCGGCTTGAAGTACGACACCGAGGCGTGCAACGCTACTGTCAAGCAGCAGGTCGAGGACTTCCTGCTCGACAACGCGCTGCCCTCATATTTCCTCGGTGTGTGCCAGGACTTCAAGCACTTCGCCTTTTGTGTCTCGGTGATCATACTGAACACCGAGGGCACGAGGATTGTGCGCTTGCTCCGCAAGGAGGCTTGCTACTGCCGACTTTCGCCTGCGGACAAAGACGGCGCAATCCGCTCAATCCTCTATGCCAACTGGCGCCAGTCCGTAGCACGACCTGAAGACATCGAGGTAATCGACTTGCTCGACATCAACACCCCGTGGCGCGACCTCGCCATTCGGCTCGGGCGCATCCCCGGCGATGACGGGCGGAAACGGGTCCGCACCAAGTCGCGCAAGTTCGCCGTGCTGACACGTGTTCCCACACCCGACAGCACTTATTACCCGATTCCGTACTACGCCGCACTGTTCAAAGGCAAGTGGTACAACATCAAGCAGCTCATCGGTATGGCGAAAGAGGCGAAACTGAAGAACAACGCACCCATCAAATATCAAATCGAAATCTCCAACAAATATTGGGATTCGATTTTCAAGGCAGAGGGCATCACCGACCGCCACCGTCAACAGAAACGCATTGTCCGGGAGAAACAGCAGATCCTCGACTTCCTCACCGGCGTTGAAAACGCTGGCAAGGTGTGGTTCTCCACATTCTATGTGGCTCCCACAGGCGAGGTGCAGCACGAGGTCGTCATCAACAAGATTGACTCCGACACCAAAGAGGGCGGCGACTGGTCAACCGACATTCAGGAGGCCGTGAATATGGTCTGCTTCACCATGCGCGTACACTCGAACCTCGTAGGTTCGGTGCCGGGCAAGACGCAGACCAACAACAGCGGCAGCGACAAACGCGAGCTTTACACCATCGCCCAGGCCCTGCAAAAGCCGTATCACGACCTGCTTTTCACCGTCCATCAAATGATCATACGCTTCAACGGCTGGCAGGGCTGCAAAGTCGATGTGCCGTTCATACAACTCACGACACTCGACGAGCACATGGATGCAAAAAGTGTAACAATCAATCCCGATAACAATGGCAACAAGACTGATAACAAATGACGAGCAGTTGCGCAGATACCTGCCCAACGCTTTCGCCACGGCGAAAGGCGAAACGCCTTTCTTCGACCGTGTGCTGCCGTGGCTCCAGACCGCCGAGCGGTGGCTGTTCACCCGGTTCGTCGGTGACGACTTCGCCGACACCTTCCTCACGCTTGACGAGGATGAGCCGGTGCGCATCACCGCCGCTTGCGTCGTGGCGCATGAGGCGATGCGCAATGCGGTGCCAAATCTCGACCTGGTGCTCACGCCAAATGGCTTCGGCATTGTGAGCAACCAGAACGTGGCACCGGCAAGCCGTGACCGGGTGGCACGGCTCATCGCCTCGCTCGAAGCCAGCCGGGACGACTGCATCGAGCAGCTGGTGACGTACCTGTTCCGCATCACGGAATGGTACGACACCACCATTCGCCACTGGTTCACCGCCACGCTGTTCCCCTTTATCGACCTCGCTAACCTCTGCGGCTTCACCGATCATCGGTGGGCGAACTACTTGGGCTTGCGCACTAAAGCCATCGACATTGAGCAGCGCATCGCCGAGGAATATGTGTCGCCCGAACAACTCGCCGTGTTCCGTGACGAGGTGTTCGCCATGTCGTGGGACTTCTCGCTCACGCAGCGAAGCCACGCCCAGGTCATCGAGCGGCTGCGCTCGGTCGTGGTGGCGGCACTGCAGGGCAACGCCCTGAACGTGCCGTCGCTGCGCGACATCGTGGACTTCATGCGAAAACATAAGGAACAGTTCCCGGTATTTTGGCAATCCGACACCTACAAACTTTTTGAACCACCCATCTTCGAGAACAAAAAACAAGCGCATGGCTACTTCTTCTGATTTACCCGTGGTCAACATCGACCTCAAACTTCCCACAGGATGGGAAGTTTTGACCGACAAGCAACTCCGTTACTTGTTCGGTCTGCTCTCGTTGAATTTTCCATCGCAACAAGTCAAGACTTATTGCTTGTTCAGATGGTCGGGTATGCAGGTAATGCACCGCTACGGCAAAGGCTGGTACTGCAAATTCGCTAAAGACGAATTTGTCATATTTGCTCCGCAAATCAACGCCGCCATTACCTCGCTCGATTGGATTGACACGCTGCCGACTATGCCCGTCCGCATCGCACGGATCGGCAGACACCGAGCCGTGCCGGCGGACTTCGAGGGAGTGCCGTTTGAGACGTTCATCGTCTGCGATAACCTCTATCAAGGTTATCTCGCCACCAGGCAGGACGACCTGCTTGATGAACTGGCGGCACACCTCTACGACACACAGCGCATCAAACTCACTGCTGCCGAGCGCGTCAGTGTGTTCTACTGGTTCGCCTCGCTCAAAGGTTTTCTCGCCAAAGTGTTCAAGCACTTCTTTCAGCCGGCCGGCAACGCAAGCGGTGCCGACGGCAATATGATTGAGCACGGCGGTTCGCAGTATGAAATGCTGCAAAACGCCGTCAACGCTCAAATCCGTGCTCTCACCAAAGGCGACATCACCAAAGAGAAAGAAGTGCTCTCGCTCGACACTTGGCGGGCACTCACCGAGCTGGATGCGCAAGCACGAGAGTATGAAGAACTAAATCGTAAATTCCCTACGAAATGATTAATCTATTTCCCGATGGTCGCTGGGACGCGACCGAGTTTTTTGAACACCTCACCGCCACCAACCGCCTCGCAAAAAGTGAACATTTCACCTTTTGCCGGGTAAGCGGTCTGGACGGGTTCGAGGAGGCGCTTGACAATATGCAGCAGTCGCTGGCATTTGTCTGTGTGAGCGACATCGCCAACGGCTTCACCGAGTTGAACAACACACCGCGCACACGCCGTGTGAAGACAGTGTTCATGGCGATGCGCCACAAGATTGATGACATGAAGGCTCGCAACACCTGCATGGACACCATGCGCGAGTTGTTCCGCCAGTTCATGTCGCTGCTCATTTTGGAGAAAACCAAACTGGAGCAGCAGTGCATCTACCTCGACCCGAGAATATCGTTCAACGAGATTGACCGATATTTCTTCTCGGGCTGCGCCTGCGCTTTCTTCCAAATCGCCGTCGATGTCTATACCGATTTGAGATACAATGCCGACGAGTGGGAATAACATCACCGAACAACAAGCCCTCGAACAGCGACAGAAGTTCGTCAACGGCTTCAATGACACCATGCTGAAGATTTGGCAGGAGCAAATCACGCTGCTTGGTGTCATCGACACCGGCGCACTGCTGGCATCGCCAAAGGCGTTCCCTGTGCGTGCCGATGGCCGTTTTTTCGAGGTGGGCCTCTCACAAGCCTTCCTTGAATACGGCTTGTGGCAGGACTACGGCACCGGTCGAGAAACGCCTCGCGGCAACTCCGGCGACCTCGGCCGTGCCAAAAAGCGCAAACGCCGCCGTTGGTTCTCGCGCAAGTATTACGCTTCGGTCATGCGAATCAAGGAGTTCTATGAAGATAACATAGGACGCTCGTTCACAGGCATCATCAGCAACGCCCTCGATAAAAATTTCGGACGAAATCACTAAAAAAGCGAAGCCAACGGCCTCGCTTTTCTATTCGCTAAATTGGAATTTACCTAAAAGAGTTATTCAAACGTTCCATTCTCGTATTCTTGCAGGAATTGTGTACACGTCTTGCCTGTGGCTTTCTTGAAGAACCGCATCAGATGTGAAGGCTCTGAGAAGTGG